TTGCGAGAAGTGTAAGAAAGACAAGTATCAAGAGCGTAGCCAACACGATGATATGGAAGGTAAAGTAACTTGTAGTTGTGGCAATAGAGTCAATCGTTGGAAGAACTACAAAGAGAAAGATGTAGCGGAAGGCCAGGATATAGACCTGTCCGAGTCTAACGATATCAAAGGTACGCTAAAAACAATTACAAACGATATCGGCGAACCAATTACTAACGTATACGAAACATTAAAGTACATGGCTAAACGTTTCTATGATAGCCACGGAGACTTAAAAGGGTTTAGTATGGTTGCCGCAGGTGTAGGTGGACGCTGGTTCCAGACATTCTATTTTAATAGACTGCAAAATGAATTGTATGACCTAACTAAACAAAATACAAAACTAACTGTAGATTTACAACAGTTCCTACGTGGTTCAGAAGTAAAAGGTAAACTTGAAAATGCCAAAGGCTTTAATGCTGTTAGTAGAGAACTTCCTGACATTCTTGCCACCATTGGTGTTAAGATTGGGTATGCTCCCTTGGCTAACAATGCTCGTCGGTGGATGCACAACAGAGAAGAATACGAACAGTACCTAAACGACTTAGAATTAAGCGACTATGAAGATGACGATGACGTCGAAAAGGCTCCTAAGATTCCTAAGGATCCTGCAATAGGTAAACAGCGTAGTCAAGCAGAAGACATAGTAAATGATGTGCTGAGAAAACTACCGAGCAAGATAGCAGGTGATATACGTAATGCTATTTCTCGTGCTCCAAACAAACTGCAGGCATTACAACAAGAACTCCAGAGGCGTGGTGTTAAGGTTCCTATGGAAAGTCTTGACGAGGCCTGCTGGAAAGGTTACAAACAAATTGGTATGAAGAAGAAAGGTAAGCGTACTGTACCTAACTGTGTTCCAGCAAGCGAAGACATGGACGAAGGATGGAAAAGTACTTTGGCGGGAGCCGCAATGATGGGATTAGGTGCGTTAGGCGGAGCCGGACATGCGCAGGCCGCCGACTTGAGTAATTTTGGTACGCCTTATCTACAACAGGTAGCCAACGGAGATCATCCTCGCCCAATGGTTAGTGTTGACGATGCTAAAGCAGAACTGCAGGCTAGAGCAAACGGCAAACAACAAACAGTTACTCCAGAACCAAAGCCCCAAACTCCTAGCGGATACAGTATAGATTATCTAAAGAAAGCCTCCGATCCAGAACGAGTTGGTCGATATTTACTCAGTGTTGAAAAAGCACAGGAGTTGTTGAAACAACAAGGCGGCATACAAGAACACAAGCGTGGAGTTAAGGCCATGAAATATACCAAAAAGCCAAAAGGCATTGAGCCACCAAAGCCGCGTAACCCTGTAGCCAAGAATGCTATGGCAGGTATTGGTGGCGGAGCCGCTGGAGCACACAAGAATAAGAAAAAAGAAGCAAAGCATAAACATGTAGAGATAGGTGAGGCGTGGGAACGAGAAATGGCTCGTGCTATTAGGCTTTTGGAAAATAAATAACACTATGGAAGACCTACTCAACTCAAGCAAAATAGCCTTTGCAAGCGAATTCAGTTTTTATCTGAAAGCGCATAATTTCCATTGGAATGTTACAGGTCCTGATTTTTTAGAGTATCATCAACTTTTTGGCGGTATCTATGAAGAAGTTTACGGGAGTATTGACGATTTTGCAGAAAAGATTCGTAGTTTAGGTACATTTGTGCCTGCTAGTTTAAGTCGTTTTAATATGCTTAGTCAAATAGCAGACGAAAATCAACTGCCGCCTAAAGAAGGCATGGTTGCCGAACTACTACAAGACAACGAAAAAATGATTAAAATATTCAAGATGGTTTACGATCGCTCCGAAGCCGCAGGAGAACACGGTTTCAGCAACTTCTTAGCAGAACGCATGGATGCACATCGCAAGCACGGTTGGATGTTAAAGGCAAGTTTATCATGAAAATAGAACAATTATTTGAAGCCTATCAAAACGACGAATCCAATCTTTGGTACATATATGACAATGCCTCCGGTAAAGTTAAACAACGTATGGTCCATAATCTCGACGAACCAAAAGCACGTAGTATGGGATATAGAGATAGTATTGAAGGTGCTCTTAAAGTAGCAGGTATTATTCGTAGTAAATTTGATCCTAAAAAATGGATACAGAAACAAGGAACCAAATGGGTGCCTGTATCTCCATTTGGACAATCCGATAACGTATCAGAAGACCACGAAATTTCAATGGCCACAAGCGAATTACAAAGTGTTTATATTAATGCTAAAAAATTGTTTGATATCATTAAACAACGTAGCGAGCAACAAGGTTTAGATGCTTGGCAACAAAGCAAGATTACCAAAGCCGCAGATTACTTAAATAGTGTGTTAACAGCAATAAGAGGCGAGCCCCGTAGATAATATGCGAGCAAAAGAATTCATGTCTGAAAGCAAAGGTAAAATGCACAAACATCATGCTAGTGTTCAACAGGGTGTTATGCGGTCTCGCGACGTTGGCGGCTATGATCGTGTATATCATATGAACAGACTAATGATGGCCACTGCAATGGCAGACGGCGAAAGCGAAAAACCTGTCGATATGGATGAAGCATCTTGGATGGAAAAATATAATACACACCATCCTTATACAGAAGAAGAGCATAAAATGATCAAATCAGCAATGAATACAATCCCTACAGACAGTAAAGAAGTTACGCCATGGTCAAAGAGTGTTGAACCAGACGACACTCACAAAGTAAGTCCTGTAGCAAATTGGAATAAGAAAAAATGAGAGCATCCGAAATCATTACCGAAACTAAAAGAAAAAGCGCGGCTGTAAAATTACAAGGTGCTTGGGAGCGTCAGCAGGCTAAGTCTACTGCTAGCCGTAAACGTGGCGAAGAATATATGGCAAAGATCAAACAAGATGTTGCCGATAAAGCAAAAAAAGAAAAAGATGTAGAAGAAGACTGGAATAAGGTTAACCGTCACGATAAGACTAACGGACTAAGCCAAAAGGCTGTGAATGCTTATCGCCGTGAACATCCTGGTAGTAAATTAAAAACAGCAGTTACTACAAAACCTAGTAAATTAAAAGCAGGTAGCAAGGCGGCCAAACGTCGAAAGAGTTTTTGTGCTAGAATGGGCGGTAATAAAGGTCCTATGAAAAAACCCAATGGAAAACCAACTCCTAAAGCACTAGCACTCCGTCGCTGGAACTGTGAGAGTATCGAAGAGATGCAACAACTGATCATGTTAGGAGAGCAATATATTGCTAACATGAAAGAAGGTGGTGAAAAATATAAGATTAAAAGTGTAGGTGCAGAGGGTGGTAAAGACTATTATATTAGTCCGAGCACAGGTAAAAAGGTCTATAAAAAAGCCAAAGTAGGCGACCACGAAAATCCTAACAGCGGTGAACATAAACCCAAAGTTCGCATGCCTTATAAAGAAGACGGTTCAGCAGGCGGAACCAGTTCTGGCTCTATTGCCAGTGTACCAATGCCCTTAGGTGGCAAAAAGAAAAAGAAAGGTGGCGGAGTTAATCTACTCGGCGGGCCTGTATTCAAACGCTAAATTGTCCAAAGACTTGACTTCCGCAGTCAAGTAGCGTATAATTAATCAACTAGGAGATTTAAATGAGCAAAGTTTTCGGCGCCCCTGAACAGGCCAAAATTAAACAAATCGTTTCCGAAGGCATGACTGTCATGCAGGAAATACAAGATCTTACAGAAGGTCTTAACGAAACTATCAAAGCAGTAGCAGAAGAACTAGAAGTTAAACCTAGTGTTATCAAAAAAGCCATTAAAGTCTCAATGAAGGATTCATGGGATCAAGTATTCCGCGAGTTTGACGACCTCGAAACTATTGTTGATATCAGTGGGCATTCACATCGTAGAGAAAATTAATGATTGAGATCTTTAGTGGAACATTTAACTGGATCAAAGAAGATTGGCAAAGTCATCGAGTTCGTTTTTGTCTTGAGGTCGTTGCTTGGGCTATATCTATTGGCTGTGCTATCACTATGGCCACAACCGTGCCTAATCCTCCTCTTCTCGTCTTGTACCCAATCTGGATTACAGGGTGTGCTATATATGCTTGGTGTGCTTATAGTCGGCGTTCCTTTGGTATGCTGGCTAATTATATCTTGCTGGTCAGTATCGACACTGTCGGATTGATTAGGATGATTGTTGGATCCTAATAAATATTATTTTAAACTACGGTTCGATCAGCCATAAATGATCATGTTGGTATTTGTCAGCCGCAAATGACAAGGAGAAAAATATGAGTTATGTCGATGCGATCTGGGATCGCGAAAAGGACATTGTTCACGTCGTTGAACGAGATCCTAAAAAAGGTAGAGTATATACGGACTATCCAGCCCGCTATATGTTTTATTATCCTGATGCTAAAGGTAAGTATCGTTCAATCTTTAACGAGACACTTAACCGAGTCACAGCAAAAAGTTATAAAGAATTCATCAAAGAACAAAAAACATTTTCCAGCAGTCGTCTGTATGAAAATGATATTAATCCAATCTTCCGTTGTTTAGAAGAAAACTATCTTGGAAAAGATGCTCCAAAACTAAATGTAGCGTTTTGGGATATTGAGGTAGACTTTGATCCAGAACGTGGGTATGCAAGTCCGGATGATCCGTTCATGCCCATTACTGCGATTGCAGTTTACCTACAATGGATGGATACAATGGTATGTCTTGCACTTCCTCCTAAAACATTAACTATGGAACAAGCAGAGGAACAAGTCAAAGAGTTTCCTAATACACACCTGTTTGATAATGAAGGCGACCTGTTAGAAACATTCTTACAACTTATACAAGATGCAGATGTACTAAGCGGATGGAACAGTGAAGGCTTTGATATGCCCTATACTGTTAACCGCATTATCAAAGTACTGAGCAAAGAAGATACCCGCCGACTCTGCTTATTTGACAAATTTCCTAAGAAACGTGAATACGAAAAATACGGTAAGAAAGCAGAAACATATGATTTAATTGGTCGTGTACACATGGATAGTTTAGAACTGTATCGCAAGTATACATACGAAGAACGTCATAGTTACAGACTTGATGCAATTGCCGAACATGAACTAGGAGAACATAAAACACAGTACGAAGGTACCCTTGATCAATTGTATAACAATGACTTTAAGAAGTTTATCGAATACAACAGACAAGACTGTTTGCTTCTTGACAAGTTAGACAAGAAACTAAAGTTTATTGACCTTGCTAATACAGTTGCTCATGAGAATACTGTGCTGTTAGCAACTACTATGGGTGCAGTGGCTGTCACAGAGCAGGCCATTATTAATGAAGCACACCATAGAGGTATGATTGTTCCTAGTCGACCAAAGCGCGATGAAGATATTACTAATCAGGCCGCAGGTGCGTATGTTGCTTATCCTAAAAAAGGGCTACATGACTATATTGGCTCGATGGATATTAACAGTCTGTATCCTTCCGTAATTCGTGCATTAAACATGGGACCGGAAACAATTGTTGGACAATTGCGTCAAACATATACTAAGGCAGAAATTGAAGCCAAACTAGCCAAAGGAGATTCGTTTGCCGCGGCATGGGAGGGTAAGTTTGGTAGCAATGAGTACGAACTTGTTATGGCTAAAGATATAGCAAAAGAAATTATTGTTGACTGGGAGTCAGGCAGTTCTGATGTACTATCAGGCGCACAAATATACGAGTTAATATTTGAAAGTAATCGGCCGTGGATGCTCAGTGCTAACGGAACAATTTTTACACATGATGTGGAAGGTGTTATTCCTGGACTTCTGAAACGTTGGTATGCTGAACGTAAAGAGATGCAGGCCAAACTTAAAGAATCAATAAAAGCGGAGAATAAAATTGAAGAAGAATACTGGGACAAACGACAATTGGTCAAAAAGATTAACCTTAATAGTCTGTATGGTGCTATTCTTAACGTTGGGTGCCGTTTCTTTGATAATCGGATCGGGCAGTCTACCACCCTTACAGGCCGAGGAATTGCCCGGCATATGGCCTCTAAAATCAACGAAGTAATTACAGGCGAATATAATCATTTAGGTAAATCAATTATCTACGGTGACACTGATTCTGCTTACTTCAGTGCTTACAATACACTGAAACGAGAAATTGAAAAGAAAGAAATTCCTTGGGACAAAGATAATGTTGTTCAATTGTACGACACCGTCGCCGCAGAAGTGAATAATACATTTCCACAGTTTATGGCAGATGCACATCACTGTCCAAAGAGCCGTGGTGAAGTTATTAAAGCAGGTCGAGAGATTGTGGCTATTAAAGGTCTGTTTATTACCAAGAAACGTTATGCTGTATTGTATTATGACAAAGAAGGCAAGCGATTAGATGTTGATGGCAAGCCAGGCAAGATCAAGGCCATGGGCTTAGATCTTAAACGTAGTGATACTCCTGAATTTATGCAGAAGTTCTTAGAGGAAGTATTGACTAAAGTTCTAAATGGCAGTCAAGAAAAAGAAATTCTTGATATGATTAATGAATTTAGAACTGAATTTAAATCTAGGCCTGGTTGGGAAAAAGGTAGTCCAAAACGTGCTAACAATATTGCCGAATATCAAGAAAAAGAACACAAGGCTGGCAAGGCTAATATGCCTGGCCATGTACGTGCCAGCATTAACTGGAATACACTAAAACGTATGAACGGTGACAAATACAGTCAACAGATTGTAGACGGAATGAAAGTTATTGTTTGTAAAATAAAAGATAATCCGTTAGGGTTTACATCAGTAGCCTATCCGGTAGACGAATTACGACTACCAAAATGGTTTCAAGATTTACCATTTAATCACAGCGAAATGGAAGCAACAATTATCAATAATAAACTTGATAATCTTATTGGAGTGCTGGAGTGGGATTTAGAGTCCACTACACAGAACAACACATTCAGCAGTTTGTTCAGTTTTGAATAAAATTTATTTGACTTTGAACAAAATTCTAAATATACTTAACAAAAGGAAATTATATGCAAGACCTACTTAAAGATATCGTAAGCCATACACACAATTTAGGCTTTCTTAACATTGTTAAAATTACTGGAGATGAAACATCTACCAAAATTAATTCAATGGCAGACGACCGTACTGTTATCATGTACGGAGAAACCGCAGATCCCTATCCGGATATGATTGGTACATTTGGTATGCCACAACTTAACAAATTAAAATTTTTGTTAGACGGCAACGAATACAAAGAAGGTGCCAAGATTGAAATTGTTCAAGAAGAGCGCAATGGTGAAACTATCCCAACAGGCATTCACTTTGAAAACAAAGACGGTGATTTTAAGAACGATTATCGCTTCATGAATGTTGCACAGATCAATGAAAAACTTAAGGCCGTTAAATTTAATGGTGTTAAATGGGATGTAACTATTCAACCATCATTGCAGTCTATTCAACGTTTTGCATTCCAAGCGGGTGCTAACAATGAACATACAACTTTTATTGCCAAAACAGATGGCGATAAATTGAAGTTTACATTTGGTGACATGAGCTCACATGCCGGTGAGTTTGTATTTGCTACTGGTGTAACAGGTAAACTGAGCAAAGCATGGGCTTGGCCAGTTGCTCCTATCTTAAGCATTTTGAAAATTGCCGATGTTGGAAATGCTTCGATGAGCATTAGTGATGGTGGTGCTTTGAAAATTAATATTGATAGCGGTTTAGTAAAATACGAATACATTATTCCAGCAGGTGCTTGATGACATGACAAAACCACCAGTTAACCTAACCCCATTACAGAAAGACTATGCTGTCTATTTGCCAGCCATTAGTAGTTTCTACAGTACGTATGTTGCCAAACAGCGTTTAGAAAAGTTTATTGCAGACGATCGTATCCCCGCAGGTTTTGATCGCGGTGTTGAGGGCATGAACTTTCTTAATCCAGAACAAGGATATTTTACCTACAAGTATGGTTTGTATTCAGCAGGTCACGCACAGTTAGATCTACAAAAGAGTCTTACACAAGAGTCTATGATTCAAGATCGAGATCGTAAAAACACAATGATCTTAGGCGATTCCGGTGGATACCAGATTGGTAAAGGTGTTCTTAAATTTGATTGGCTAGATTTTGAAGGTGAAAGTGCTAACAAAACACGTAGGCAAATTTTAGAGTGGTTAGAACTAACTGCTGACTGGTCGATGATGCTTGACGTTCCTACTTGGGCATGTGACCATATTCATAGTCCTAAAACAGGACTAAAAACATTTGAAGACTGTTTAGAAAAAACACGTTTTAATAACAAGTATTTTTTAGATAATCGGTTAGGTCAAACTAAATGGCTCAACGTGCTACAAGGCGGTGATTGGGATACCGCTGAAAAATGGTACAATGGTGTTAAAGAATTCAGCGATCCAAAAGGTCCTTATGCAGGTAAAGAAGCAGAAGGATGGGCCTTTGGTGGCGCTAATATGTGTAAAATGGATATTACTCTCAAGCGTCTAATGACGATGAGAGAGGAAGGTTTGCTAACGGGCAAAAACTGGATCCACTTCTTGGGTACAGCACAGTTAGATTGGTCATGCTATCTAACTTTAATTCAACGTCAAATTAGGAAACATATCAATGAAGAACTTACCATATCTTTTGACTGCGCCTCACCGTTCATTGCAACAGCGCACGGACTTGTCTACACCAACGCCCAACACAGTCCAAAAAGGTGGAGTGTTATTATGGACAAAGCCCCAGACAATAAAGCCCTTGCTGGAAGCGACATACCATTCCCGTTTGAAAGCGAAGTCGGACGCAGATTAACAATGGCAGACATCTGTCATTATGCTCCAGGCATGTTAAACAAGATCGGTAAAGAAGGTAAAACTAGTTGGGATAGTTTTGCGTATGCTCTAATGATGGGTCATAATGTTGAATGTCATATTGTTGCTGTACAACGTGCTCAACAATTAATGGATATTGAAATTGCCAAGCACAAACTTAATTGGAGATTGTCAGGCATCGAAGGCAAGAAAGAAAAAGAATATAGCGATTGGGTTCCACGTAGAATTTTATATTTTGCTAGTTTTATTGAAGATTTGTTTAATACCAAAACAAAAGCAGAAGCGTTTCAAATGATCGAAGATGGATTATCTTTCTTACGTAGTCTAGAAGGTGCTCGACTACAAGGCGGCCCTGCGCAAAACGAATTTAATAATTTGTTTACTATTGAAGACGAACCTCTTTTAAAACGTGCTCCAGACGGAACACCACTATTTGATCAGCAAGATGACAATAACCTAAGAACCTTAGAGGAAGAAGTAAAAGCATGAAAAGAGAATACGAAGCAGGTCAAATAGAAGATAATGTAGTATTCTTTGCGGGAGTAGAAGTAGAACATACTCCCGCATACGGAATGGAAACTCTATTTGTAGTAGGCGTTCAAAACGCACAAGAAATATTATCTATGGCTAAAGCCGAGAATGTCAAACACATCTATTTTGGTGCCAACCAGAGTTTCCGTACAGGCGGTGTCAACGATGCCGTTACTTGGAGACTTTGGGAAGATATGATCACTACCTGTTTGAACAAAGGTTATTGGTGTACGCTAGACTTTGATGTAAAAGAAACAGAGGGTCTTTTGGAATCCGGCCTAACTGAAAACAGAAAATTTATTCCGCAAATTTCGGTAAAATTGCCCTATTTACAACAACTAGGATATAATGCTACAATAAAGATAGACGACAAAGACTTTGCCGCTACTAACCCGGGCGTGTGGTGTCACAGACTACATGACCTTTTATCAACCGATAAGTTTACTGATTGGGATCAGTATACAGGAGATGAGATTTTAAATGATAATTAAACAAGATGTCCGTCCAAATAAAATGATTTGGACTACTTTCCAAAAAGAAGGTATCCACTGCTATCCAGCGGCGGCTACTGATCCTAATCTAGCAACAGGCGATGAATACGATGTGTCATTTCTAGGTACTCCGCATCGTCATATTTTTCATTTTAGAGTATGGATTAGCGTTGTACATAACGATCGCGATATTGAGTTTATTCAATTCAAACGCTGGTTGGAAAATCTTTACAAAGACAGTATTCTTAAACTAGATTATAAAAGTTGCGAAATGATGTCAGACGAATTGTATGGCACTATTTCACAAAAGTATCCAGATCGTGAAATCTGGATTGAAGTCTCCGAAGATGGAGAAAATGGTTCATTTATCAAATATTAAGGAAATTAAAAATGGCGAATATTCCTGCCTACGTTCAGAAAACTCTCCGTATGAAACCCGAAGTGGAGAAGATCTTTGATGATCTCGACGCATGGTTAGATTATTGTAGGTTTAATTTAATCCCCTTTAATCCTGCTGACTTGTATAGGTCGCAAGAGTATCGGTATTTCTCTCGCAAGAATAGCGGAGATTTTAAACCAAGGTTTGACAACAAATACAAAAAGTATCGATAATGGCAAGAGTCTTTTTAGTTGACTTAGAATCAGTTGAGACCAGGTACACCGGTCAATGGAAGACTCATGTACCTGCATTACTTAAAAAGGCAGGACACAATGTCACAATTCTTTCAGGACCTACTGATATTCCTAACAGTACCACTCCTGGTGCTTTTCTTAATTTTGGCGGTACGAATATATACAAATCTAGTCAAGTGGAACAGATGGGTCGCCTATTTTGTAGTGGATCCGTTCATGCTGGCGACCACTTTATTTTTACTGATGCTTGGCATCCAGGCATTATAAACTTAAAGTATATGAGTGAACTGCTGAATATTCCAGTAGTCACTCATGGTCTATGGCATGCTGGATCGTATGATCCTCAAGACTTCTTAGGACGTCTTGTAGGTAATAAGCCTTGGGTTAGAAATGCTGAGAAGAGTTTCTTTCATGCATTTGATCATAATTATTTTGCTACAGACTTTCATATTGAGATGTTCTATGCTAATTTACTAAATGATTATCCTACAGAAAATCCTTGGTTTAGTGAACATCTAGATGAAATCTTAAATGGTGAAGATCCTAGATTTGTACGTACAGGCTGGCCTATGGAGTATATGGATAATACATTAACCATGTACAAGAATATGCCCAAGCGTAATCTCATTGTTTTTCCTCATCGAATTGCTCCTGAGAAACAGGTTGAAATTTTCCGTGACTTGGCTACACATCTACCTCAATATGAGTTTGTTGTTTGTCAAGATCAAGAGTTAACTAAAAATGAATATCATAATTTGTTAGGCGAGGCAAAAATGGTATTCAGTTGCAGTCTACAAGAAACATTAGGAATTGGTTGCTACGAAGGTGCCATTGTAGATGCTATTCCTATGGTTCCAGATCGTTTGTCATACAGCGAAATGTATTACGACATTTTTAAATATGAAAGTAAATGGACCGAAAGTTGGGATGCATATAATGTATATCGTCCCGATTTGTGCCGTGCTATTATGACTCATATGGATTATTACGAGCAAAGACTCCCACAATTACGTAAACAAACAGAGGATCTAACTAACAATTTTTTCTCTGCTAAATTATTATTAGAAAGAATAAAATGAAGGTTGGAATTATTGGATTAGGTTTTGTAGGTCACGCTATTAGAATGGCATTTGATAAGTACGGTGGTCCACATCCATTGGTACTATTAGACCCTGCTAAAGGATATACTAATACATATGAAGATTTAGCATCATGTGATGGTATATTTGTTTGTGTTCCAAGTCCGCAAGGTGATGACGGTAGTTGTGACACAAGTATTTTAGAAGATGTATTATCTAAATTAAGTGCTGTTGATTATAACGGTACTATTATCAGTAAATGTACTGCACCGCCAGATGTTTATAATCGACTTAACGATCAATACCCTAACCTAGTTCATGCTCCAGAATTTTTAACTGCGGCAAATGCTATTGCAGATTATGCTCAAGGTAAATTTGCATTTATTGGAGGCAAAGTATCTGCTCACAAATATCAAGCAGAACGTATTATTAGAGAATCGCAAACTGAATTAAGTTCAGTATACTATTGCTCTATCGGAGAAGCCGCATTAGCCAAATATGCTATCAATTCTTTCTTAGCAACTAAAGTTGTTTTCATGAATGAATTATACAAAATGGCAACTAAAGCAGGTTTAGACTACAATACGATTACTCATATGGTTACAGCCGACACACGAATTGGCAATAGTCATATGCAGGTTCCCGGACCGGATGGTGTATTTGGATTTGGTGGTATGTGCTTTCCAAAAGATACCGCGGCATTATTAAAATATGCTCAAAGCCTAAATCTAAATATGAATGTAGTTGACGCCGCAGTAAAGAAAAATACTTTGCTGAGGTTGACAGAAACCTAAATAAAGTGTAATATTAACAATTGGCAATCCACTGCCTTAACATCGGAGATTAAATTGACAGAGAAAAAAGAAACAGCATTAGACGCCATGGCAGGTGACGGCGGATATGAAGAAGCCTACTTAGGCGACCATCTTCGCTTTAAAATGAAACGTGAGGGTAAACGTTTTTGGGCAGGCGACAACATCAGTGACTACTTGCACGAAGGTGATAAAGACCGCCTAATTGACGAAGCAACAGAAGCATTTGAACAAGTTCTTGATCGGTTGCTTATAGATCGTGAAACCGATCCTAACTCAAAAGGTACAGCAAGACGACTGGCCAAAATGTATTTTAATGAAGTAATGGCAGGTAGATATGACCCAGCACCAGACGCAACAGCGTTCCCAAATGATTCGGCAGACCGTTATGAAGGTATGCTTGTTGTACGTAGTGAATTGCGTAGTATGTGCAGTCATCATCACCAACCTGTGGCTGGTGTGGCTTATATTGGTATTATTGCTGCCAATAAACTTATTGGTCTATCTAAGTATACCCGTATCGCACAGTGGTGTGCAAGAAGAGGTACTCTCCAGGAGGAACTTTGCAATGACATTGCTAGGGAAATACAAAAAGCCACCGGAGCAGAAAACTTAGGCGTGTACATTCAAATGACACACGGGTGCTGTGAGAACCGCGGTATTATGGCGCACTCTAGTTTGACACAAACTACAGTATTGAAAGGTGCATTTAATACAGACGGCAATACAAAGAAAGAATTCTTTGACAACATTAAACTACAACAGGAGTTTGCACCGCGATGAAATGGTTTCTTAATTGGCTCGAGCGCAATGGCCGTAAGCGTATTATCATGGATCGTACCGAACAAGAACCGTATCTAGAACGGTATTATGTTCTGTTTAAAGAACGTGTAAATTTCCCCTATAATGTATTCTTGCATAAGTTCTTAAAATCAGATCCAGACGATGTTCATGATCATCCTTGGAACTATGCTAGCCTTATTCTAAAAGGTGGTTATTGGGAATGGCTTCCTGTATTCAATGAAAAAGGTGAGAAGCTCACTGAATATAAAGTTTGGCGAGGAGCCGGAACTTTTAGATTTGGTAAGATGCACACTTATCATCGTGTTGAATTAGATCCTGCTATTACTGCATGGACATTGTTTTTTGTAGGTCCACGCAAACGTGAATGGGGATTTTTGGTTAATAACAAATGGATACACTACGAACAGTATCTAGCAGAAAGGAAACACAATGCCGGCTAAACAAATTATCGATGTACCCAGCATTTGGACATCAGCAGATTTAACACAATTTAATGTTACCAGTGTAGTTGACAAAGAAGATGGAACTTGGGTATACTACGTTAACTCCGCAACAGGACAAGAACACAATTGTTTAGTTGATGCGTTTTTATCAAGATTTCATCTAGGAACTAACTAATGGCTAATATTAAACTATCAGAACTATTTTACAGTGTACAAGGAGAAGGAAGATATATGGGCGTCCCATCAGTCTTCATGCGAACCTTTGGCTGTAATTTTACTTGTCAAGGATTTGGTTTACCCCGCGGAGAATCCAGTAGTGAAGCAGATGATATTGCCGGAGTTGTTCATATGTTTAACGACTATAAACAACTTCCACTAGTGAGTACCGGGTGTGACAGTTATGCTAGTTGGCATCCAGATTTTAAACACCTTAGCCCATTGGTTACAACAGATGCAATTGCAGATAGGATTGCAGAAATGCTTCCGCACAAAGAATGGCGAGATGAACATCTTGTTATTACAGGCGGTGAGCCATTGCTAGGCTGGCAAAAGCAATATCCAGATTTGCTTGATCATCCTAAAATGCATAATCTTAAAGAAATTACATTTGAAACAAATGGTACTATGCGTCTTACCAAAGATTTCAAAGAATACCTGACCAGATGGAGAGCCCAAAGAGAAATTACATTCTCAGTAAGTGCTAAACTGCCATGCAGTGGCGAGCCATGGAAGGATGCTATCAAACCTCAGGTTGTTTGTGATTACGAAAATTACGGTACAGTATATTTGAAGTTTGTGGTAGCAACAGAAGAGGATATTAAAGATGCAGAAAAAGCAGTGGAAGAGTATAGAAATGAGGGCTTTACAGGTCATGTATATCTTATGCCTGTCGGCGGTGTTGAGTCTGTTTATAGTCTCAATGCTAAATCCGTTGCCATTGCCGCAATGAATCGAGGGTGGCGTTATAGTGATAGATTGCAGGTGCCATTATTTAAAAATGAGTGGGGGACTTAAAATGACATTTATTAAACGGTTATTTGGTATTGATAAGATCGAAGAACGAGCAGACCGTATGGAGAAGGCGGCTCAGCAAATGGCAAGACATGTTGATGAGGCTAATAAAAAAGTTGCCGAAACTGAAGCCAAACTTACTGAAGTTCTAAAAACACCAAAAGAGATTGCTACAGAAAAGAAAGAACCGTGGGTAGCAGTATTGGATACTCATATCAATGCAGAAAACATCCGCAATGGATTCTTTGAACTTGACTGGAATGAGTACTTTGTGTTACAATTAAAATCAGCAGGTTACAACGGTAAGTCAGACGAAGAGATTGTGGACCAATGGTTCAGTGAACTTTGTCGAAACGTTGGAGCCGAAGAAGGAGTCAATATGGACAGACGAGGATCTGGCTTTGTTGATGTAACAAGTTTAGGTAACGGAAAAGCCGAGGTCAGTTAATGACATATATTTTAGTAGACACAGCAAACACTTTTTTTAGGGCACGACATGTTATCAGAGGTTCAACTGAAGATAAAGTCGGTATGAGTATACATACAGTATTAAGCAGTGTCCGAAAAGCATGGAAAGACTTTAACGGTCATCATGTGGTATTCTGTTTGGAGGGGCGTTCTTGGCGCAAAGACTACTATGCTCCCTACAAGCGTCAACGTTCAGATGCTCGTGCCGCACAATCACCTCGCGAACAAGAAGAAGACCGAGTGTTCTGGGAAACATTTGATCAGTTTAAAGATTTTATTACCAATAAGACTAACTGTACTGTTCTACAACATCCACAATTAGAAGCAGACGATCTCATTGCAGGATTTATTCAAAGTCATCCCAACGATGACCATGTAATTATTTCAACCGATGGCGATTTTGCACAATTGATTGCACCTAATGTAAAACAGTACAATGGTGTAATGCAGATTACAACTACACACGAGGGCTACTTTGATGAAAAAGGTAAGCGTGTCAAAGATAAAAAGACTGGCGAAGAAAAAGCCGCTCCGGACCCAACATGGCTACTCTTTGAGAAGTGTATGCGTGGCGACACATCCGACAACATCTTTTCTGCTTATCCGGGAGTACGTGAGAAAGGGACAAAGAATAAGGTTGGTCTCCGTGAAGCCTTTGCCGACAGAAATAGCAAAGGGTGGTCTTGGAATAACATGATGCTCCAAAAGTGGTCTGATCACGAAGGTGTCGAACATCGTGTGTTAGACGATTACAATCGTAATGTACAGTTGTGTGATTTAACAGCACAACCAGACGATATTAAAAAACTTATTGCTGAAACAATTCAAGCATCTAAAGATTCAGAAAAGAATCTAAGCCAAGTTGGAACTCGACTGTTAAAATACTGCGGCGAATACGACTTACAAAAAATTAGCGAACAGGTACAAAGTTACGCAGAGCCATTAAGTGCAAGGTATGTAAATGAAATTAATTAATGCTAAACCTATCATTGACGGAAAATGCTGGATCTTAGAACAAGACGGCAGGAAAATTGGCACCCTTAGAAAAGAAAAGAAAATCTACAGCGTAGATAAGGAGGGTGTTAAAATGGAAGTAGGCACCTTAGACGAAGTTATTGCCAAATTAGGTGTACAGTTTGAACCGTTTGCAAAAACAAAAACAGCACCTGCTTCTACTCAATTTTCAGTATACGATTATCCCTGTAGTTCTAAGCCTTACGGTCCGTTGTACAATGTAGTTAAGAAACTACCTATCTACGCAAAGAGCACTAAGAGTAAAAGCCAGTATTGTGCTGGATACTATGTTATTCAGTTCCGCAAAGGCTGGGTTAAAAGTTTTTGCCCTAAACTTATTACACTAGAACGTTATCCATTTAAAGGTCCGTTTAAAACAGAACTAGAAATGAGAACAATTCTAAATACCGTAGGAAAATCAGATGCAACCTCTTAATACAATTCCTATTGAAAACTTTATCAATAAGGCAAGAATAGCGGCAAAATCAAATCAAAAAAACATGACTTTAACAATTGACGAAGCCAGTCAATTGATGGAAAGTATTACCATGGTAATGACACGTTTATTAGGTAAACTAGACGAAGCCGCTCAGAAAACACCTACTGAAGAAGTCATTACTCTTAATATGGACGGGGGCGGTTTACGCTAATTTGCAATAAATAAGTATGCACTTTTGGAGCATACTTATTATGAGCAGGCCTAGGCCAACCGTTTTGTTAGAAATTACAAATAAAAATACTTATAAAACAGAACAAGTTTTAGAGGCTGATGCCATTTGGGCTGTCTTTTATAAAGACAAACCTGTTAACTTAAAAACCAGCACTATCCTAGCCGCTGAAGTAGGCCCTAAATACAAAAAGGTTAGTTTTTCAAATAGCGGTCATGCGTTTAATCTCGCCGAAAAACTCAATAAATCTTTTAATTGCCAGGACTTTTCTGTATATAAACTAACTACAGGTGAAAAAGTTCAAGATGAATCAGAAGATTGAACTAACCAAATACATTATTAAGTGTTTAGGTTACCCTGACGACTCCAAAACTTACAAAAGACTGTATGCCACATTTTGGGTCAACCAAAGAAATAAGGCTGTTGGCGGGTTACGACTAACAGATACAGGGTTTGAAGCATTTGAAAAGCACATCAAAGCCTACAAAATAGACATGGAAGATAAGAACCCAAAGTTTGACAACAATCAAATACTTTGGTTAGACAAGTTTATTGACTGTCCATTCTATGTTAACCGAAAGTCCGTATACGTGTTTAGCGAGCGGATGGCTATACAACTGGTTCTTTTTTCAGGTAATTTGGCTAAATTCGGCCACGCAAAGTTTAAAAGTAGCAAAAAAGCCACAGACAAGACTGCTGTTTTGTAGTATACTATATACACTGTGAAAGACGCAGTAAACACTACTTTTTAAGGACTCAAAATGGCAGAAAAAATCAGTACCAATCGCACCGTTTCTCCCAACGAAGCAAAAGCCGCGGTTCGTAAAGCAATCAAAATCCAGCGACCAATCTTCCTATGGGGTGCCCCAGGTATTGGTAAGTCTGACATTGTTAAGCAAATTGGCGATGAACAAGACCGTGAGGTCATCGACGTTCGTTTGAGTTTGTGGGAACCTACAGACATTAAAGGTATCCCTTATTACAATAGTGTAGAAAACACTATGACTTGGGCACCTCCTGCAGAATTGCCTACAGATCCAGAGTCCACTGCTATCCTGTTCTTGGATGAATTGAACTCTGCGGCTCCTGCTACACAGGCGGCGGCATTTCAATTGGTGCTTAACCGTCGTGTTGGTACTTACAAATTGCCAAAAGGTGTTAGCATTGTTGCCGCTGGTAACCGTGAAACTGACAAGGGCGTTACTTATCGTATGCCTAGCCCATTGGCTAACCGCTTTGTTCACTTGGAATTGCGTACAGACTTTGAAGACTGGCATCAGTGGGCTGTTAGCAATCGTATCCATGAGCAGGTTGTCGGATATGTTGGCTTTGCTAAGGGCGACTTGTACGACTTTGATCCAAAGAGCTCTAGCAAATCGTTTGCTACTCCCCGTAGTTGGTCGTTTGTAAGTGAGTTGTTGGCAGATGATGACTTGCCAGAGAACACTTTGACAGATTTGGTGTCAGGTGCAATTGGTGAAGGTCTTGCTATTAAGTTTATGGCACATCGCAAGGTTGCTAAACAAATGCCTAAGCCCGAAGACATCTTGTCTGGCAAAGTTGAGAAAGTTAACATCAAAGAGATCTCAGCAATGTACTCTTTGGCAATTAGCCTGTGCTATGAACTCCAAACTGCGGACCAGAAAAAGGTCAAAGGTTGGGACGGTATGGCAGACAACTTCTTTAAGTTTATGATGGATAATTTCCCAACTGAATTGGTTGTTATGGGGGCAAAGATTGCGCTCACAAATTATAACTTGCCATTTGATGCTAGCAAATTGAAGCATTTTGACAAGTTCCATGACAAGTACGGCAAGTACATTATCCAAGCAATGGAAAATTAAAAAACGGGCCCGAAAGGGCCTGTTTCACTTGCTCTTTTAGCAAAAAGAGTATATAATATATACATACACTACAAAGAGGTAACCTATGTCTAATACAGCAACCGCTAAATCCAAAAAAGTAAAGCCTGCCAAAGTCTTTACTCAATCTGAGAAGAACAAAATTATTGACAAATTGATCACAGCCCGTGTGGGTCTGTTGTTGCGTCATCCTTTCTTTGGCAATATGGCTACACGCATGAGCCTAATTGATGCATCAGAATGGTGCCAGACACTGGCTACAGATGGACGTAACTTTTATTTTAACATGGAATTTGTCGATAAGATGAATCCTAAAGAGTGCGAGTTTGGTTTTGCACACGAAGTTCTACATAATGTATTTGACCATTTGGGTCGTCGTGAAAACCGTGATCCTATCTTGTCAAATATTGCCGCTGACTATGCTGTTAATCAAATCTTAAAAGACGAGCGTATTGGTATTAGCCCAAGTTGGATGAAGATCTATCAAGACAACAAGTACCGCGGTTGGAGTTATGAAGAAATTTATCAAAACCTTTACGACAATGCTGAGAAAATTGATTTAACTAAATTAGGCGAGTTATTAGACGAGCATTTGGACGGTGAAGGCGACGGTGACGCCGAAGGCGATGGCGAGGAAGTTGACGGCAGTGGCAAGGGCAAAGGTCGTCCTAAATTAACTGCTGAAGAAAAGAAAGCAATTAAAGACGAGATTAAAGAAGCAATGGTAAGTGCCGCACAGGCCGCAGGTGCCGGTCGTGTACCTGCAGGTGTTCAGCGTCTTATCTCAGACTTTACTGAGCCTAAAATGGACTGGCGTGAATTGTTGCGTATGAATATCCAAAGTATTCTTAAGAGCAATTTTAGTTTCCAACGTCCTAACCGCAAGAGCCAACATTGTGGCGCTGTATTGCCAGGTATGACCAATGACGAGACCGTAGACGTGAGTGTCTGTATTGATATGTCAGGCTCTATCAGTGACGCAATGGCCAAAGACTTCTTGAGTGAAGTCAAAGGCATTATGGACGAGTATGTAGACTTTAAATTAGACTTGTGGACATTTGATACACAGGTTTACGGCTATAAACAATTTACAGGCGACACTGCTGACGAGATCATGGAATATGAATGCAAAGGCGGTGGTGGTACAGATTTTGATGTAAACTTTGATTTTATGAAAGAAATGGGTATTGAGCCTAAAAAGTTTGTGATGTTTACAGACGGATATCCATGCGGTAGTTGGGGTGATGAAGATTACTGCGATACTCTGTTTATTATCCACGGTGACGATTCCATAAAATCACCATTCGGCCAGTACGCACATTATAAATAAAGTAGGTATATTATGGCTTTAGTTAGAGGAAGGGTAAATGCTTTGGCGCTCTTAGAAATGAGAAAGTTGAAGCGTATGCCTCCAAATTTTGCTAAGATAACATTACGTGATCTAGATCATATTAGTGTTAGAACTTTAGAACTTTGGATTCTTCAAAACTTAGACAGTCGTTTTTGTATTCGTAAAAACACCGGTTTAGTTGACGATAACAAAATGACTACAGTTTACGAAGTTGGTTTTGAAGAACCAAAAGAGTTGACTATGTTTAGCCTAGGATGCCCAATTTTACATAACAGGAGATGACATGTCAGAAGAAGTACAAAGTGCTCCGGCACAAGAAGCCCCAAAGGCACCAGAGTTAACTGTAACAGATTTACAGAACATTAGAGCCATTATTGATATTTCCGCAACCCGCGGAACATTCAAAGCATCAGAAATGGTAGGTGTTGGTCAAGTTTATGCCAAACTTGATGCTTTCTTAAATGCCGTTGTACCAGCTCAGGCGGCTCAACAAGCGGCCCAATAAAAGGAAAACAATATGAAACATATCGGCAGAATGAAAAACAATAGCGCAAGGGTCGTTATTGTCTACAGAACGTTACCAGGAGACCCTCATAATGCTTTGGTTGTAGGAACACAAGGCTTAGTTGATTTCCTTCACGACTCATTACTGAGTGTGTTAGAAAGCGATAGCGGTCAGCAAGCGAACGAACTTGCCGATATTATCGCCGTGCGTAAGTTTCCAGATGGAAGCAATATGTTAGAATACTTACATACACATGGGCACCTTAAAAAAGTTGCTACCAACATGGTTATTGTAATGCCTAATACAACTACGCAAATTCCTTTAGATGAGTTAAACAAATTAATTGCTCAACAAAAAGGCGTGACACTAGAAGAACTAGCAGTTATTCCAGAAGGTGAGACAGTTCCAGAAACGGTTGAATTACCTCCATCAGAGTATCAAAGCAAATGGGATAAAGCAAGAGCAGAAAAGGCCGCTAAGTTAACTGAGTCTACTAAACAAACTCCAGCAGTTGTTACAGCAGAACCAGAAACATTTGCAGTTCCAGAAGCCTCTACTCCAGAGCAACAGGCAAAACTTTATCGCAGTCAGGCAGACAAATTAGCCAAACAAGCCGCAGAAATGCGTCGAAAGGCTGAGGAGTTAGTTCCGACAGTTAAAAAGAAGGCAAAAGCCGAAGCATAAAAAAAGCCGCGTTAAGCGGCTTTTTTATTATACCATTACTTCTATTATTCCGTAAGCACCTGGAAAATCTTGGAGTGCCTTTCCAATGATTCCCATATACGGAGATCCCGGTTTTTTAGATTCAGCATGTCCCGGAAACTCGCTTGTAACTAATAGGTCACCTTTTTTAATTGGTCCTTTTACCTTACATGGAACTCGGCCTTTTAATGCTATATATGGAGCAAGCTCTGGGGGTTCAAGACTTGCCATATCTTCATTCATTGCATAAGCGGGGTATAGACTAACTACACCTGCCACACGGTCATCTTGATAAGTTCTGCAAATTGTAACTTCGTGTGTTCCGCCTACTACTAGCACGGTTCCTTCTTCGTATGTTGCATCTGCCCTATAACGTTCTGCTAAGTCAGCATAGGTAGCCACATTTGTTTGGGCATATACTACTCGCATAGGTACAGTAGAACTACCGACGTCGACTGTATTTGGGTTAGTTGGCAATAGAGATCCAGAAATTACAGGAGCATCTTGTGTTACAAACACCTTAGGGTTACCAGATGCATCAACTAAGTTTAAGGCCGATTGAGCGGTACCCCATAAAATTGTATCTGTTTGAGCATTTCCGAGTTTAGAAACTCCGCTAGCATTTGCACTATATAAGTTTAGACCTCGTTTGATATAATCAAAACCTGTAACTGCGGCTGGTGCAAGTTTAAACGGATCAGCGGCTGTGATAGCAATCGTTTCTACTGCCCCTGTTAACACATTTTCTAGATTGTGTTTTAAAATATAATGTAATACTCCTTGGTCATCAAATACTTGAGCAGGAACAATAGCATTTAGTTCTGCTATTCCTGTATACTGTGGGCCAATTAAATTATATTTTGAATTGTCATACAGATATAATTTTTGTACAGAAGTATCATACCACATATCCCCGGCAGTTTGTCCAGAGGGTTGTGCATCAGTCGCAATTAATTGAGGAAGACCTGCACTAATATTAAATGCGCTTCCTGTATTTACTCTTAATTTTTTCTTAGAAGAATCGTACCAAAGTTGACCAACAATAGGATTACTTGGCGGAGTTGTATTTGCAAAGTTTTCTAAAAGTTGAACAAAGTTTTCGTTTATAATTTGACCAAAATTGCTATAGTTCCTACCAACAAGGGTAAGACTAGTTGTTTGATCAATTGTGCCATCATTGACGATGGTTAATTTTTCCCCAGTTGTTTTTGTAATTACATACGCCATTTTTTATCCTCTACAAACCTGAACTTCGATCATACCGATTTCATTAGAATCATAACTATCAATTGCTCTAGCAATAATAGTTCCAGGTTTTGGATTTGATTCAGAACGAGCATATCCGCCTGCACCCGATACCAACATATCACCTTTACTGATAATACCTTTAACATAACAAGGAACCCTGCCAGACAATGCGAGTGAATAAGTATAACCTTCAAGTTCATATTGATCATTTAGCAAAAACGCAGGAGCAGTTGAAATAATTCCAGCCACTCGTGTACTCATATCAGTTTGGCATAATGTAGTTTCAGCAGATCCGCCAAATTCCATAACCATACCAGGACTGTAAGTATCGTCTGCGGTATAATTTTCTGCCAAGTCAGCATATGTTGATGTTAATTTTGAACCAGCGGAAAGTCCCCAATCACCAGTAATTGTTCCAGGAGAATTATAGCCGCCGGTGGATATTAATGTTGATATAATATTAGTAGCAGTTAAATTTGGAGTAAACACTCCGGATGCTGATATGTTTGTTGCTGTCAACAAAGGTGTTGTTAATGCATCAACAGTCCAATTGCCAGTAATTGTACCAGTTGTTAATCCGCTACCTGCTGTAATATAACGTGATACTATCTGAGTTGCTGTTACCAAATTACTAGATAACGATGTT